CTCATCGTTTTTCCATTCTTTATACAGTGGCCCAACTTGTGCTGCTTGTGGCAATTTCTTTCCTTGTGATTCCTCACCCATCAATCCAGCCTCAACAAACCCTTCTGGCCCACTTCTTCCTTTTCTCTCACTATCGTAGTTAGACAATTCTAACTCCGATTTATCGTCTGCATCATTATCAGCCATTTCCATTTCTCCGCCCTTAGAAGGCATGCCTTCTTCATTGGTGTCCATGTATTCTGCTTTCTCTTCAACAGGCATCTCTTCCTTTTTCTCTTTCTGGAGAGAATCAACTTGCTTCATTAACTCGTTTATCTCGCCCAGAGTTTTTTCCAATCTATCACTCATGGTATCTTTCTCCTCCTTTAGAATATCAAACTTTGCTTCGGGGTTAATCCCCTTTTCGCAGATTGTTACTTCATGGAGTTCTAATTTATCTATTTCGTTATACTCGCCTAATTCCTTAGTCGAGGTTTTCCTCTTAGATAATGCTTGGCCGCCTATACTAAATGACCGTAGGGTTCCTTTACGAATACCCCTTGAGATTTCTTTTGCTTTTTCTATGTCATCTCTTAACTTAATAACAACATAGAAACCAACATCGTCTACTTGAGTTTTATGTAAACTCCCGTTTTTATCACGATATTGTTCTATTACTTCTCCAACTTGCACGTTAGAATGGTTAGACATTACATTTCTATACTTCTTAACTTCCATATATTTTTGGACTGCATCTTGTAAAGCACTTAAAGTAATCAAATCATTTTGTTTGTCTACTACTTCAATAGAAGCATATCCACCAATAACTAAATCATCAGATTTAAGAATAGAAAAACTACCCTTAGTATCAGACCGAAGCATTGTAGACTGCGCCATTATCTTCAGGTGTTAAACAACTACTATATTAAGTAAGTTCTATTCAGATATTAACATGTCTAATTTTTTAAACCTATCTTTGGATAAATCCCATACACCCTTATCTTCTGTATCATCTAGCATCTTTTGTTTATATCCTGTCCATACTAGCCATGTATCTTGTTTTTTAACAGGAACTACTCGGAAATGTAATCTAGTTTCAAACTTATCTCCATTAATTCTATATTCATGATAACCATCCTTTTGAACACCTAACTCTATTTTACCTCTATCAAGCAGTTTACCACCATTAACCTTAGTTGCTATTTGTGCAGGGTATTTACCTGCTTTACCAAATAGATTGAATATATCTTCTGTATCGTCTAAATTAATATTCCAAGCCATTTGTTTATTATTAACATCTATAATTAAATCTATGTTACCATCTTCTGTTTTAACTATTTTGAATATACCTTCCTTTTCATCTGGTTCTTCCTTAGATATATGGTCGTCATTAAAAGTATATTTTCCACTACTTGCTAAAAACTCAAACTCGGTTTGGTCGTTCATCCAATTTTTTAATTTTCTTGGTGATAGTTTTGACTTAGTGCTTTTATCATCAGACCATAAATCATTAGCCAACGAAGGATTTTCTTTTACAATAAACTCTAATATTTCTTTTACATCCTTTCCTTGTTGATTAGGGTCTTTTATTTTGAGCCATTCCTTTATTGTTCCTCTTGCTTCAGAAGTTTTAGTTTTAGTTATCTGAGTTAATTGTTCTTTCCAAGAATCAATATCAACCAAAGCATTCTTTTCCATTAATGAATCTCCTTCAAATCCATATATTGTAAACCCGTCATAGTCCCCTTTTAGAATAATATCTGCTGTTCCATGAATACCATCAGTTATTGTATATTTCAATAAAGCATCTTGAATATCATAGGCTAATGATTTTCTACTTTCTGTTGATAATAATTCTAACGTGATTAGTTTTTCTGGTGATTCTACTTCTGGTATTTCTATAACCTTAGCAGAAAACAAACTATATCCTGTGCCTTTTCTTTTTACTTCATCAACTTTAACTCTTACAATAGAACCAATATCCACATTTTCTTTAGTGTTTAATGCTTTACCAACAGGAAGGTATGTCTTTCCTTCGATTTCTGTGCCATTATGTTCTCTTGATTCTTCTCCAGAAAGTGGCCCCACTCCAACTGTATAAGAATATAAATTAGATTTAGTTTTCTTTTTATCTAACACTATTACATCTAAATCTACAAACTTCTTCCATTTAACCCACTTAGGATTTTTCTTACTACCTATGTAATAAGTAGATTCAATATCTTTAATTACAACTCCTTCTGAAGTAGGAGAGTCCATAATATCTTTAGAATACTTTTTTACTTCTTGTAATGAATCTGCTATTCTAGTGTTTTTCTTATTAGGAAAATATAATTCATCTGATGATTGTTGAGAGTATTGATAAAACAAAATGTTTATTCTTTCTCTTAATGGGTCATCACATATATTCTTATCTTCATGGTGCATAATATCAAACACTCTAGCCTTTAATACTGCATCTTTATATTTGCCTTTGAATAAATGAGCAATAGTATCTGCTCTATGTAATGGTTCTTTATTGTCGTATAGTATAAGTTCAGCATCTAAAATACAATCACCAAACTGTTTGGCTTTCATTCTATCTACTACTTTATCACATTTATCTGTAATGTCTTTTTCATTGTAAGTATATATTTTAATTTGTTCATTCATTTTATGTATTTGTATTCTAATGCCGTCATACTTTTCTTGCACTACAAACTCTCCACTAAACCCTTTCAACTCTTTCATATCATTTATTTCAAATATACGATACATTGGTTTGTTTGGTATTATAAAATTAATTTCTGCTTTTTCTTCATCACTTTTCTTTAAATCTAATTGAATCAATTTAGTCCAACTACTCTCATCATTTTCGACAAGATATACTTCTTCTAGTATTTTTAAAGCACCTTTAAACTTAGGCTTAACTCTATCAGTATCAACATCATCACCATAATGTTCTATAATATATAGTGGAATATCATCAATTGCTAAATCAAGTCCTGTTGAACCTTCTGTAACTATATCAGGTAAATGACCTTTAGCCGCCCATGATTTTTCTCCGATAGCATGAGCATGTGAACGTAATGCATAATGAATAAATGCGGCATATAACTCATGCCTTTTTATTATATTAGGAATCACCTTGTTTCCCATTTGAGTAGTAAAAGGGTCATTTACTTCTGTGGAGTTAAATCTTAGATTTTTAATCTGTTTAAATAATTCCTTTGCTTGATGAGATTCTGCGTCTTTTACTTCTTTAGCAAATACAACATCTTCTTCTAAGTATCTTTTTAATTCCCTAGAAAAATCATTTAACCCATCAAAGTCTTCTCTTATCTTATCAATAGATTTACTCCATGCTGTTCCATAGGATTTAGTATCTTCTTTAGCAGACAAATAATTGTATCTAGTATCTTCAAAAAAGTCTAGCACTCGCTTTGTAAGTGCATCCTTTTTATCTTTAAAGACCCCAGAAATAGGCAATTCTATCCCTCAGTCTAATTTGGTGGGGTCTCCACCATAACCATAATCGTATTTATTTAAAAAATCTCCTACTTTATCTTCAAAAATAGAAAGTTGATTTATTGTTTTTTGCACTTCACCTACTATTTGGGTAGGAATGTCTTTTTTATTTTCATTAAAGAATACTTTTAATTTATGTGGCATTTCGTTTTCCATAATTTCTCCATAAATTGTCCCAAGAACACTTTCATTTTTTGGCCGTGTCATATATCCATCTTCATCTTCAAATGGTCTCCTAGATTCTTTAGAAATTACTTCATCTCTAATCTTAGTCTTTTCTTCATCACTACCTTTAGCATCAGGAACCTTTGTTGCTTTAGGTCGGCTCAATTTAACTTCTTCACCTGTTAAATCATCTTCATTAAAATCATCATAATTACCTATTAATTCAACTGCTTTTTCTGCGGCTTTCTTTAGCAATTCTGCTATCTTTTCATCTTTTGTTACTTTTTCTGGCATTAATAACCACCTTCTAATTTAGATACCATTTTACCAATATCTTCCCAATCCATCTTTGCTATCCTATCTACTTCGCTACCGCTTGCATTAGAATTATCAATAGATGGAGTAGGTGTATTTACTACTACAAACCCTGATTTCATCAGAATATTATCTTTATCATAAACTGCATTCTCTAATTTATTTACTTTATCTACTAATGTCTTTAACAACATTAACATCTCATTATTTTCTTCACTCATCTTTTTCCTCTCCTAAATCGCCTTTGCTTTTTGGATATACCATTCCTCTTAATTGACGGTATAGAATCTCATAATCTTTTCTTAATTCAGCCGCCCTTGCTACTAAATCTGTATTTCTTTCTGCCATAGAATCCATTTTCTTTTGCATAGGTTTAGATTTATTCATTGGTAAATTATTTAATTCATCTAATAAATCTCCTAATTTAGTAAAATCTTGTCCCATATATTCAGAGGGTTGGACTGACTGTAATACTTTTTTAATCTTCTTTTTCTGTTTAGGGTCTGCTTTATCAAGCATCGGACTATTAGATTTACTAAGTATATCAACCCAACTCATTTTTTATCCCTCTTTTCTTGAAGTGCTTTAACTCTAGCCCTAAGTGTTTCTATGTCTGAAGTGACGCTCAAAGGAGGTTCCTTATCAGGCTTTCTAATACTAGCAGTTTCACTCTTATCTTCTTCTGGTGTTAAATTACCTTTTGCTCTTTCAGCATCCATTCTTTCTTCTGCCGCCCTTTCTCTATTTTTAAGATTCTCTAACTTCTGTCTTTCGTTTTTCTTATCTTGGTTGATTTGACCTGTATATTTATTATAGTGTTGTATTGTTTCTTTAATTTGTTTATAGTCTTCTTTAATTCTTTCTTCTCTACCAGTATCAACTTCAATATTTAATTGTTTATCTGATAACATTTCTGCAAGTTTATTGTAAGCGATAAACATAGACCTTAATCTTTTGTAGTCGCTTTCTATCTCTTTAACAATTTTCTTGTATTCTTGACCTGCTAATTTTTCTCTACTAATGTCTTCTCTTTCACTAGCAGAAAGTGCATTCCATGAAACATCTATTTTACTTTCCATGCCTTTACTACTCCATTCACTTATCCTGTTCGTTTTATCATTAGCCTCATCATATTCTTCAAATGTATCTTTAAAATCAATCATTATTTCATCCCAAGTATCAATCATATCTGAAATACTTTCTGATAAATAATTTATATCCGACTTGCTTTTTGCACCTTGAAATCTATACCTATCTTGATTAATTAATTTGATTAGGTTCTCCAATGAGTTTTTCTTTCCATCAGATATTAATTTATATTCTCTAACTAATGCCTTTCTATCAGGTCTTTGATTACCGCTAAGTATTTCTATTCTCTTCATTACCTTTTCATATAAATCAGTCGGTTTATATGTGCCATCCTCTTTCTGCTCAATTAATTTATTATATATATCAGGGTGCATTAGTCTAAGTCCGGTGTTAGCCATACGCTCAAATATTAATAATTGTTTAGTAGTTAATATTTTTTTATCATATAATGAGTTTTGTAATGAAACAGATATTTTACTTCCTTCTTCTACTCTTTTTATTAAAGTTAATAGAGTGCTTTCATTAGAAGTTAGATTCCTTCTTATTTCTTTTTCAGAAGTATCTTCTTCATCAAAAAACGATTGTAGGTTTCTAAATAAATCTTCTGGGATGTTTGGTTTTATTTGCCAAAGAGATGACATAATTACTGAATTATTTGCTTTACCTTTTCGATTTCTACCGCTAGGGGTAATTAGTGTCTCCTTATCGAACCCATATGTATTATCCTCACCTAAAGTATGTTCTTTTAAATCTAACATTACTCTACCTTGAACTTTAGGTTTTGCTTTACTGAAAAACTCTCTAACTTGTTCTGTGGTATATGGTCTAATAACAGATTGGTTACGTTCAAGTCTATCAAAAATCTTATCTTCAACAGAAGTAGATTTTAAGATATTACTATCTCTTATTAAAAAACCATCTAAAAATGACATTTATATCACCTAAAAGGGTAAACTTCCCATCTTATTACTTCTTTTCTTCTTTGGCTTTCCAATATAGTCAGGCACTTCTGCACTATCTGGTCTTGTTATACTCTTTGCTTCAGGGTCTACCCCAATAAAGTCAAAGTTTCTATTCTCTGGTTTTTCAACAGAGTTTCTTTCTTCATTTCTTTTTTTAGTTAATTCTTCTCTTAACTGTCTTGTTGTTTTTTCTGTCATTTTAATATCTCCCGATTTTACCTGGTCTACTATAGTTTGGGTTGTTAACTTTTTTAATTGAACGCTCAAGCATGTCCCAACCTCTTTGTAGTTTAAAATCATGCGGTGCATCCTTGTGGGCGTATCTGTATCTATGAATATGTTTATCCTTATTACTTTCAATAGAGTTAGCAATATGTTCATCTCTACCTTTAAGATGTTCAGCGTCATTAAACTCTATATGAACTTCATCGTCATTTTTATCAAAACTATGTATTGTAATTCCAGGTATTGGTTTATCCGTAGTAGTAGCCCCGTGAGGGTTCCATACATACGTCCCGTCTATTATATTTGTAATCGCTTCATACACTCTGTCTCTATCGGAGGGATAATCAAACTCATTCCATAAAATATATGTCTTTTTGAATTGCTCAGTATGTGAGTCTGCAAAATATCTTTTTAAAAACATATACATTTTAGTTACATGTATACCATGTGGGTTACGTGGATTAACCTTCAATATTTCTTCCCACATCATGGTACTCTCCTTTCTGTTCTTGAATCTACGTTCTGATTACCTGCTTCTTTAGGTAGACCACTAAATCTTTTATCTGGCCCCGTTTCCATAGAAGGCTTATTTCTTGTTTTTGGTGGTTCAGATTTAACCTTTTCTGCTTGACCCGCTTCTGCCAAACTAGGTTTATTACCTGCTTCCATCATTTGTCCTAATTGACTAGCATCTATATCAGTACCGGCATAAGGGTCTACTTGAAACTCTTCACCTTTACCTTTTTCTCCACCTTTCATTTCTGGTTTTTCTTTAGAATATTTGAACCTACCCTTATCATCCATAGAGACTTCAAAACCTAAGTTTTTAATTGAACCTGCTATATTTACTTCCATTTCTCTAAGTCTAAGTCTAGCGATTTCATCTTCTTCTTCTGATGGTGGTAATTTAAGTTCCCAATCAGTTATACCAAACTCTTTGATGATAAAAGGAAACACATAGTTATTCCATATAGTTTGAGCCATTTCTACCGCACGATTAGTAACAAGTATTTGCATACCTTCATTATTCAATCCACCACTTGCAGAATTATCAGACATAAACACTTTACTTACACCATAGAACCCAGATACCCTATCTCTTAAATCATCTTTAACAGATATATAATCCATTTCTTTTAGACTGTCCATAAACTTAATCCATTCAATAGAACCCTTGCCATTTTCTGCTTCTATTCCCATTACAGGAATAAAGTGTGGGTCTTGTTCCATCTTCTCTTTGACCCCTCTCCAAAATGATTTCATTGAGTCAATGTTTCTAGTTTGAACAGCAAGTAATCCTCTAGGCATTCTTTGTTTTGAGTAGGATGAATTGACATAATTTTCCATAGCCAATAAAGTAGTGATATGATTCCATAAAGTCAAAACAGGGGACAAACCATACAATCTACTTGGATTGTATTTACTAAAATGCAACACTTCACCTTCGATGAAATGTTGTTCTTCACCATTACATCTATTCACATAATATACAGGGTGCATTGGTGAACCACATTCATCGCACATTGCAGTAGGGTCTTCTATTATTTGGTCTCTATGATTTAGACAAGTAAATCCATGATTACCCTTCTCGCCATTTTCATCACTATAAATAGCCATAGTTACAGGGTCTCCTCTATACATTTCTTTAATTTTATGCATTCTAATTTTACCATTATTGTCTAAATAATATTCTTTCTTTAAAACAATATAAGCATCATCCATAATGTTCAAATCATCTTCTAATTCTTTTAATATATCTATGAACATTTGGTCTGAGTTATTGACATATCCATCTAAATATTCTTTAGCATACTCTAATTGTTTTTTATTAGGTTTAGCCAAACTTACAGAACCACATTCTGAACATTTTTCTACGGGTTCATCATGCTCATGTCCACAGTCTCGGCATTTGTAGGCAAACTTTTCTTCCCACTTATACCCTCTTCTAAATATTTCATTTTTTAATTGAGTAGTGCATGTTCTAACAATAACAGACTGTTGCGCTACATGATAGATTACAGGAGTAGTAATCATATAGTCCGTGGCTTTCTCTTGAATGCCTGGATTAAATGCTCTAGGGTCTTTAGGGGTTGGAGTCCTTCTTCTGAAAAGATTAGTTATACTAAATCTTCTTTTCTCTTCTACCATATTTAGAACTCCATTTTACTATTCTCTTCTAGTTTAGTTATACCGTCAATATCAATATCCCATGCTTTCCAATCAAATCTGGTATTATCACTATGATTATAATATTTCATTAATTTGAATAATTCATCCTTTCTATCTTTATACCAATCTTCTTTTTTATTTTCTTTCTTTATTTTAATTAACTCTAATAATGCGTTAGCGTTATTTTTCTTTAATTTAAAGTGAGGTAAACACTTGGTTAATAATTTCTTAATGTCTCCTCCAGAATAAAAGTTGAGTCTATTAATTAACCTAGTATCTTGTGGAGATTTCTGGTCTAGGTGTAATCTACCCATACCTAATGATTTGTGCATCTCTAACATAAACGCCTTGCCTCTATTACCTGTTGCTACTAATCCTACTCTTGGGTTATGGTTTTTATCCATTGTAATATATCCGTCTGAATCTATGAATGCGGCTGTATAAGCCCAAATGTTTTTCTTAATATCGTCATTTATTTTATAGTGCGCCCCATCTACGTTTGTAATATTCTGTTCTACTGCAAGTTTTGCTATTATTTGGGGGGAACTTCTATCGTATAAGTTTCTAGGTAATGAATCATGTATCTCTCTTGAGGATATTCCAGGGTTATTACAGACAGAATCTAATATCGCTTTCCTTATACTATCCTTTGGTGATATACTTATAGGGGTTTCTTTTATTATTTTCGTGAAGTTTTTCTTTAGATTTTTCATCTCTTTAGTTAATTCACAATATTTTTCACCATAATTCAAATGTTTTCTTTCTTGGTCTGCTTCCCAATATTTACACAAAACGTCAATGACTTCTCTCTTCTGGTCTTCAGAAGTTATAGAGTTTAATTTAATTAATTTATCTTCATTATAATTCATCTGTCTCAAAGGAGTTTCATACTTTCTTATCCAATAAATACTGCGAATACATTTAGTTAAGTAATCAGAATAATCCTCAATCAAATTATCTATGGATTTGGTGAATGCTATTTTAGTTTCACCCTTTAGAGTTCTTCTATATTTTCTCATTGACTTAATTAATGAAGGTATATCTTTACCTTCTATTTCATATTTCTTAGGATATTCAAAAAGTGTATTTCTAGCCTCAGTAAGATTTATTTTAGCAAAACTAGCATAATCTTTAGCAATATCATCATGGCTTCTAATTGGTTGAGATTCTAACCACTTTTGTTCCATGCTTTCTTTAATTCTAGTCATTTCTTCTTTGACTTCTTCTATATTATCTTCTTCATCTGCTAGTTTACGATATGCTTCTGCTCTTTCACTCATCATATCACCTATTCAAAAATTAAGTCCCATTATTCCTCTATTTATTCCATAATTAGGTTTAATTGGGCTGTCAAATATCTCCATATCATCTAATAATACAAATGAGTCCGTTGAAGTTTGTGCCGCGCTATTAGCCAATGCTAAGGCCATAACTAGGTCATCGTGTGCGCCTACGCCTTCAAACCTTCCGCTATCAGTAATAGAAAACATAGATAATTCTTCAATTAACATATTAGTTACTGCTCTACTGTTATTATCACCATAAGGTAAGTTGATTTTCTTGTTTTCAAAGTTCATTTGTAGGTTTAGTATAATCTCTTGTTTCTTTTTTCTAGTTGTATCGAAATCTCTAACATTTAAGTCCGATACTGCTCTTAATTCTTGAGTAAATGCTTTGGCGAATGTATTTGTTTCATAAAGTATGTTATCCGGCTGAAAAACTTGACCTATTATACGCAATTTGTCTATATTTTCTCTAAAACTCACATTTTTGGCTCTATCTACATGGACAATTGTTTTATTCCCTTCATCATCTACCTCTAAAACCATAATTACGTTATAATCTCCATCGGTTGATATAGCAGGGTCTACACCAACACAATATCTGTATCCTTTATCTCTTCTTTGTCCTAATTTTAGTATATACTCTTTATTTTTAGCATCCTCTAAGTGTTCTATGCCAAATAGTGCAGTTCCTGTAGATACAGGAATACATAGATACTCTCTCGTAAACTTTAATGACCCAATTTCAGCCCTTCTTTGCATAAGTGAATCATAGTCCCATCGCTCAGGCCATAATGGTTCTTCTAATGAATTAAAACAAGGATATTTTCTAACAAAATATGCAGGGTTTTCTTCTAATTGTGAAAATATATCAGTATAAGTAAAAGGAGTTCCAATCATTCTTAATTTAGCAGTATGATGTAGTGTTGGTATCATGTCTCCAAAGAACCAATCTGTAACTCTAGTAATACCTGCTACACTAAACTCTTTCAAAGGGTCGTCAATAATAATTTCTTGAGGATGAAGTCCTCTAATCTGAGAACCTACTGACCTTTCTAATACAGAATTACCATTAGTCAAAGTAATATTACCAATAGCCCATCCCCTAGTAGGTTTATACTGTTTCAATGCAGGGATGTTAAAATATCTATCTATTTCTCTCATGTGAACCATTGTCTGCTTTTGGTTAGATGAAATATATAGCATTTGAAACGGAGGTTCTTGAAATATAAGATTCCATACTACCCAACTATGCATAAAGACAGATTTACCGTGGTCTCTTGAGCAAATAATAACTGTTCTATCCGTTGTCTCCATTGATTGTAGCCACTCTTCCATATACTTAGGATACATCATACCCAATACATTTTGAAAGAAGTAAGGAAAAGAATGTTTAGATAATTCCATGTCCATTCTATGAGTAAAATCTAATTCATTAATTTCCAGAATATTCACCTACTTGATTTATTGCCGTGACACTTCCATTTTCTACGGCTTAAGTTATTAGGGCTATTAGGGTCTTTTCTCCAATCTCCTTTTATCTTATTTGACCTTGCACAATAAGCATCACCCTTACTTGTATTGGGTCTAATTCTATCTCCACCATCCTTTGCTTTACCTGCTTGACCGTAAGAGACAGTTCTGTTTCCGACCTTTTTAGAAAACCTTTTTCCTTTAGCCTTCTTTTTCTTCTTCTTCTTCTTTAAGACATCTTCCCAATACATTATGGCCTACCCCAAAATCTATTCTTCCATTCGCTTTGTGTAAGTCCCATTGCTTCTTTTTTGCTAGGTGGATAAGGTGGAGTTTCATATCCCAATGACCTAAGATATCTATGTATCATTCCACCATTAAGTAATGATTTACTGCTCATTTTAGCCTTAATGTGATTAGTAATATTTCTTAAAGCAATGGCGTTTTCACCCGTATCCTTACTAAGATTTTCTGCATATTTTTCTCTTAGAGTATCCCAAAATTGGCCTTGAGGCAATAACTCAAAAATGCCTAAATCATTCATGTAAATAGATATTGTATCTTCTAATGCCTGTTTAAACTCTCTTCCTTGTATCTTTTTACTTTTACCTCCGGCTCTTTTATACATCATTGATTCTTGACTATGTTCTGATGAAATAGGAGGTGCGTTAGGGTTTCTATGTGATTGAACAAGACACATATCCCAATCTCTTAACATTTGTTTAAACATTGGTCTTTGACTTTCCATAGCAGTTGTAGAAAACTCTTCAATCATACCTCTAAGTTCATCACTATCTAAATCTTTAAAACTATGTAATAAATCATTATTCGCACCCATTTTTTCTAATACACGATAGAGTCTTTCTTTTGCTTCTAACGTGCAAGGGTCTGCCTTTAATATCTCAATCCAATTCATTTTATTCTTCCTCCCAAAACTGCACAAATAACCTATCTAATCTAACTTTCTTTTTCTCTCTAAACACTTCTTCATATCCCTTTATTTGCGCTTCCCAATATTCCGTGTTCATCTCATACCTATAATATTATTTCTTACATTCCTTTTCTAAATGGACAGCACATAGTTTCTTTTCACATTTTATACATTCTATATGAGCAGGTCGCCAACAATAATAACATGTATCTCCAACAATTTCATCATTGATTGGAACATGTGTTTTTCTATTAATCATAGCCTCCCATCTTGATATAACCATACTAATTACCTAAACATTGCTTTAACATGATATACTGCATTACTATTAACCCCATATCTTTTGGCTATAGTTTCCATACTATCTATTTCATTAACTATCCCTGTTATATCTGAGCCGGTTAATTCCACCTTATATTGTTCTTTAATTATATCAATAGTATCACTTATGTGATTAAAACTTTCAAGTTCACATGTGTTATAATAAATAGGCTTGCCTAACATCTTTCTAATTTCATCATGCGCTTCTAAAATCTTTGTATGAACAGAAGCCAATTTGGTTTCGGTTTGGTTTTTGTATGCTGTCTTAAACTTATCATATTCTTTTCTTGTATAGTGATTCTTTTCAAATTGTCCTCCAAACTTATACAGCATTGTAATTACATTATGATAAGACGTTTTATGTTTTCTTTTATCAAACATCATATCTTCTATTTTTCTATTCTGTAATGTAATACCTGTTATATCAAAACTAGAATCTCTTTTTGCCTGTTGTTTAAACTCATTAGCAAACCAATTTATATCATTTTCTATATTGCCAGGGAACATTTTCTTTAATACATCTAATACTCTATCCGCTTTTTGTTCCATATCTTCTGCATCTTTACGTGCAGAGTTACTAGTTACTAAGTAGTCTGTTAATATTGAAATGGTTCTAGGTGTAACTGATGAATGATAATACTCTCTATATAACCCTAAAGTTATCTGTGCTACATTTTCTGGGCCATGATTAATTAGAGCATTTAATGTATCTGAATCTAAGTATTTAGGAACTGTCTTATATGGTATCATTAATTCTCTAATTGGGTCTCCATAATATCTATCTGCTATATCAAATAACTCAGTAAGACTTTCTGAAAACTTAGCATATTTTTTAACATCTCTTTTTTTACCTTTCTTACCTAACTTTAATGAATGTATTAAATTGAATTGTGTTTTAAATCTATCTTGCTCTTTCTTATCCGCAGGTATTCTTTTTTCTCCTTTACCTTCTAGCCCAGGTGCGAAATCAGAAGGCTGATGGTGTATTGGGATTGTAGACTTTTCTAATGGGTCTTCTAATAAATCACTTATTAGAGTAACTAATTTTATATGAAAATCTTCTATTTTATCTAAAGGCAACTCTATATCATCAATATGTTGTAAAGCACTTACAACACTTTCACTAATAGGAAAATAGAAGTTTGTCCTATCACCAGCATCAAACGCTTGTTCTTGGTATTCTTCGTGTTCTGCTAATGCTGTTCTATAAATAGATATTGCACCTGGATTATTTTTAGTTGTATCTTTTAATCTATTATTTAATTCAGTCTTAGTTTTCTCCCAAGAACTAATACTATATTTATTTTTAATAATACCTCCATGTGCGGCAACAATAAATAGTGGGTCTACTTGTTCTATTACATTGAATTGATTTAAATCATCCATTAAATCATCATACTCTTGTTCTTGTCTAACTTCTTCTTCTGTTTTCTCTCTAAAATTAACTTGTGCCGCTTGAGGTTTGTTTTCGCCTTGTTTCTCACCTATCGTTGCTATTTGATTTTGTTGTGATTGATAATAATCATCATCATCTTCAAAATCTTCTTCGTGTGCTTGTATTTCTTCTTTACCTAAAAGGTCGGTTAATGCTCTTAACAACGTAGTTTGCACACTTGCACTAATACTTCTATCTCTATTAGTAATTATAGAATAATCTAATAGTCCTGTTTTTATTATGTAGTTTTTATCAGCATCCATTTGATTATATAATTCTTGCATTCTTTTAAACTCAGAATCTAACTCTTCTACCTTATCTGACACTTGGTTTTTAGTATTGTATCGGCCTGTTGGTTTCTGTGTAATTTGACCTGCCTCATCCATAGCATCTTCCATTTCTTCTTCAACGTCATCCCATAGTTCTAACACTTCTTTCATAGCGTTCTTTAAATCATCATATAGTGAATATCTTTCTTGATAAAAATTATATATATCTTCTCTGTCATTTTTGTTTGCAGGGCTTATTCTAGTAACTGAACTAACTGACCTACTTAATGGAGTATATTCTACTTCTGTCTTTAGCGTTTCTAATTCATTTAATAACATCATTAGACCATCTTCATAAGAAGGTAATTGACTAATAAGAAGTTTAATCTGTGCTGATAATGCAGATTTACTTGTTTCATCTACACCCATAGTAGTTATGTCTTGTAGTGTTAAATCTTCTCTTAAATCTTTTAGAGTCATTTGTCTATCTCTATATCTAAAAGAAGTTAATATTTCATTTTTGACTGTTCTTAATGCTATATCATCAGGTTTTAATTTGCCTACCTCTTTAGTATATGAAGAAATATAGTTTTCTTCAAAACCTCGTTCTATTAAATCACTTCTAATAGAACTAAGAACCCCTGCTTTATTATCAGTCTCATGTATAGATGTGCTATGTCTAACTGCTATGTGAGATTCATCAAACTCTTCTTCGGTTACATTATTTAAGAAAGTAGACATATCTAACTTAGTATATTTAGTAGCAAAATCAGGCCAACTAAGATTAATATAATCTCCAACCTGTTTCTTGGTAATCTTTTTTGACATCTAATTTCCTCCAATTAGTCCCTTCTCACTTAATTTATCAAAGAGAAGATATGCTTTAGAATCATTACTAAGAGACAGCGAGTCTTGGTAATCTTCTTTATTCTCTAGTATATCATCAACTTTAATCTTTACGCTATCCACAAATGAATTAATTATATTGGTAAAGTTTTCTTTAGCAGATTTTACTAACTCTTCGGATGATATTTCCCCTCTTTTAAACTTAGCCGCAACTGACCTAAAAGGTGTTCTTGCATAATAAAAATCTAAAACAAATAAATAGTGAATCATACCAGATGGTGTAGGAGTTCCACTAATTGGTGGTTTATATCCAGTAGTATAATTTTGTAATGTTTGTTCTAAAGATGTTGAAACACCTTGAACCTCATCTGCTTGTCTAAGTATTTTAAGACCGTGAACCAAATCTCTCATATCTTGATTTTTCATTCCGGCAGGGGTCATAAACTTATATCCCCCTTCTATTGATTTAAACGGACTACTTGTTCGTAGCACTCCTTCTAATAATACAGGCAATCTATCATCAACAGTTTCAGCATTATAATATTCCATTAGTTTATTTGGAATTGCTCTTGGGTTTATGCCACTAAGCCCTTCCATAAATGTTTTTTCTTCTTCTGAAAATAGGTTAGGTATTGATTGTATCAATGCATTATTTAATTTAGCAAAATCATTTTGGTTTTTACCCTTTAATTTCTTAATAAAAGACGTAAGATTGCGATTAGTATTGTTGTATATCTCCTGTAATTCTAGTATTTCGTCTTTACCTACACCACCGATAGAAACAGGGTCTTTCGCTTCTAATACTTCCATTAGTTTAGGACTATTATATCTAATATTAGATTCGACAGACCCTTGTTGCATTAGATTAGTTAAATTAAAAGTAGAAGTTTTAAATAAACTTCTAAGTGAACTAGATAGGCTAGGGGTTTCTCCACCTAATAATAACTTATTAGCATTTTTAGTTACTTTAGGACTACCCTTTTGTATTTTAGGTTTAGGAGTAAACTTTATTCCTTTTTTATATCCTCTTGAGGTTATAATTTCCAAATAGGCTAAAGCATGTTCTGGACTACTTACAGTATTAGTGTAGTTTTTCTTTTCAGCATTCTTTACTTTAGTTTTTACTTGTAATGATACATTATCATCATACAACTCTAACAAAGGAGATTTAGTAAACTTACCTGTTTTTTTGAATATAATTAAATCCTTTTTCTTTTTAGCCTGACCTTTAATTTGGGATACTTCTAATGCTAATTTCATATCAGAAGCAGAAGTTTTATCTGGGAATGTTAATTTAATTCCATTTGTAGTATCTATTTTAATATCTGTGTCGGATAATTGACTTCGTATAGTAGATACTTTATCATCCCAATCATCATCAGAAATAGGTTTACTTGCTACTAATGAAAACTCGTTAGTAACATAATAAAATAAGTCTTTATCATTCATATCAATGAAGTTTAATATAGCACTTTTGTTTTTCTTTAATAATGAAACCTTTTCTGTTCTAGTTTTACTAGGCATGTTTCTATATTGTGTATTGCCTACTAATTTAATTAACCCTTTCTTATCTTCATTTTCAATAATAGTATTTAGTTTATCTTCTAGCGTTTCTTTCTTAGGTTGAGTTTTAGAATTACTATCTTTTATTATCTCTTCAAGAGCAATCACTAATTTTTCAGCGTTAGATTGTATAGTTTCCTCATCTAAGCCTTCTGTGATTCCTTTACCTGTTGCTAATTCTTTGGCTTTATTTTTGACTCCTATAATGTTCTTTTTATTGGCCCCATTTGCTTGACTTACCAGTAGTTGTAGTCCCGCATCTTGCGAAAGCATACCAACTATCGCATCAGGTTTAGGTAAACCCTTCAATATTGAGACCCATGACATTTAATCCCTCAAGCCATTTCTTCATTGAAACTTGATTTGCTTCCATCCGGCTTTTCATAAAACATAGTAAACTCTTCATCACGCTTATTTCTAACAACATCCATAAACTCAGTTCTGAAAGTTTTATGATGCATTTCAAATCTATTAGATGCCGCCATACCTCTTGGTGTAATTTTAGGATAGCCTCTCATATTAGGTGTTCTTTTATCTAGGTTCATATCAACAAATCCTCTATCTGCTAAAGTCTTAATGTATTTGCTTTTAGTATTTCTAGCAAGTGGCCCTATTCCTAATTCCATAAACAATTTTTGCTGTTGTAGGTATTGTTTTGGAGGGCCATCTGGCTTTATCTGTGATAATATTAACAATGCCGCTACTTCACCATTATTCAAATCATAGTCTTGGTCTCCTGTTCCTTCAGTCATTTTAGGATTTACATATTGTTGGAAGTTAGATTTTTCACCATAGTAAACATTTATCATTAATGATGGCTTACCAAAAGTGGTTCTACCTCCTCTTTTCTTAGGTTTCAAATCGTATATTACAGTAACTCCTATTTCATCTTCTTCTAACTCAAATGACCTTTGACCTGCCGCTATTTTAGCAGATTCTGTAACTTGTGTTAGTTGGTCTTGTATTTGGACATTTCTTAACGAACCTGTTTCCCACGGGAAAGTCGGTGTTTTAGATTGAAGATTAAAAACAGTAACAAACATAATAGCATTTTGCCTATTGCTTATACTAGGTCTCCAAGAATTACCTAATTTTCCGCCTATCATAATAGGATGTGATTTAACAGTTGTTCTAGGTGCGGCACTAAGTTCCTGACTTAATGGGAAACCTGCACCAAATAAAACATCAAACCCTGGAATATCAGAAAACTGATGAATATCATATTTGTTTTTATTAGCATAAAAAGGAGGGGGTGCCTTTCTTATTATTTCTGTCCATCTCTTTAGTATTACATCTTCTCTAATTGTTTCGTTCCATTTCATTATAAGTCCTCCCTATATTGATAGTATTCATCTGATTCACAGTCCCACGGTCTATAGCCATGATTACCGCCAAGACTTCTAACTACTTCAGCAAAATGCTCATCACATAATTGACTATTATGTTGTTCATTTTTATAGACAGCATGAGCATCACAATTTACTTCATCACACTCACACTCATCTTCTCCATCATCATTAAATGATTCTAATTCTGTATCATCATCAAATCTAGTTTCTGGTTCTTGTGGTCTAGCCATTAATTTTGGTGCTTTTAACGCATTAAACCATTCACCATCATCTCTATTTCTTAACATTAATCTTAAATTAGAATG